GAAAAACCAATAACAAAATTAGAAAAAGAAGCATGTAGTAGAGCAAAAGAACGAGCAATTGAAGAAGCTATAGAAACAAAAATGGTAATATATAAAGCTAATATGGGTAATTTAATAGCATTGAAAAATATGATTGTTGTTCATGAAGAGCAAACAAAGCTTGATATAGAAAAATATACAGAATTAGCATATAAATTAGGCGTTACTAAGGATGATGAAAAGTTATTATTTTAGGTAATTAAAATTAAAATGGATATGGAAAAGGGATTTTGGATATTCGGAGCATTTTGTTTTTTATTAGCTTGTGTTACTATATATGGACTTGTATGCTTAGTACGATTATTATTAATCCATTTTGGAGTGATTTAAAAATGAAATTAAGCCAAAAGAAAAAGGCAGGAGAAAAACTAAAATAGTATATTAATATGGGAAAGTCTATATTAATATGGTATATAACAATTATGTAACAATATAAAATGACATTAAACAAAGGAATGATACCACTAAATCAAAGAACGCCAGAAGAAGTACGAGCGATAACAAGAAAAGGCGGATTAAGTCGTAGTCCTAAAAAGAGTATGGCTAGAAAGATTTCGTGGTTAAAACGTAAAGGTTACGTGACGTCAAAGGATAGAGAATGGTTTCTTGCACGAATCATTGATCCTGAAGCAGACATTATATACTTGCAAGAACTCACTTATCGATTGCAGAAATCGTTGCCTGAAACAGAGTTAAAAGATGTTATCGACCTCGGTATTAAATTGCATAAAGCAAAGTTTGGTGAGAAGCATAAGGTTTTAAGCATTAATGTTGAGGTTACGCCGGAACAATTAACGGCTCGTAATGAGGAGTTGGATGAGCAAATTAATAAGTTAATGGGGGATGAAATAAAATAAAATGCTCTACCCACTAAAGTAGGTAGTTTCCAAAAAATAAAAGAAAAATGGTGAAAGAAATAGATATAAACGAATTGAATGAGTTTACAAAGTTTGTTAAATTTAGTAGTCCTTTTAAGAAGGATGATAATTTCATAAATACCCCAAAATTATCTCAAGAATTACCAAAAGGTAGATGGATTTTGACTGAAAAGATTAATGGAACAAATATAAGAATTATTATTACAAAACCTAATGAAGAGGGAAAAAGGGAAATTCATATAGGTTCAAGAAACCTTATTTTAAATCAAGAAGATAAAAGTTCTAAGCAATATATGGATTGTTTAAGTGAAGTTAATACCCATAAAATAAAAGAGTATTTTAAAGATGTAAATTCTACTATTATTATTTATGGAGAAGGTTATGGTGCTGGAATACAAAAAGGGGGCATTTATTCCAAAGAAAAGAATTTTAGAGTGTTCGATATAAGAATTGGAGAAGCATATCAAGATTTTGAATATGTTAAAAAAGTTTGTATTGATAATCAATTAAATTTAGTTCCAATACTGCAAGAAATAAAAGAAGTTTGTTATCATGATTGTAGATATTACTTAAACGAATTTAAAGAAACTTTAATTAAAGAAGGTTCAGGGGGAAAACCTGAAGGTTTCGTAATGAAATTTGAGCCTGTATTATTAAATAAATATAAGAAGAGATTAATATTTAAGATAAAGTTCAAAGATTTCAAAAAAGAGGACGGCATTCTTCCCACTAATAACTTAGTGGGTATCCTGCCTAAAATAATATGACAAATATATTTATAGAAATATGTAATTATTTATTTGTTATGATAATACTTCAAATTATAACAATAATAGTATTAATATATAATAATAAGAAATAAAAAGAATGGAATCATACAAAAACATACTAAACAGAATCATTAAGACCAGACCCGGTAAAAACAAGCATATAAACAAAGAAGAATACAAGACAGCGAGTATAGGAGAAAACATGTATGAAGACAAAACATTATACGAGTTCAATAAGAAAGCGGCGTGGATGCATTACGTGTTCAAATACAAAATGTTTATGCCAATACTACTATTACTAGAACGATTACTAAGAAAACACTTAGTCAGAGAATATAAGACGATTAAATGGCATAATAAGGGTTTACAAGAATTCGATGAAGCATACGAGAAAGCATTAAAGACTTGGTCAAAGTATTTAGAAGTGAAAAGTTCATCAAAAAGAATAAATTTTTATGAAAAAGGAAATGGTAGCATAGGAGTACTAAGATTAATGAAGAATATTGTATTAACTGTTTGCTCACACGACGATGTTTACATTGAGTTCACTAATATGTTAATGAACGAGATGCGACAAAGTAAATCATATAATAAGAGTGGTAAACACTTATTACACACAGATAAGTATGTTAATGGTCCTGAGTATATGCAGTATTATCATATTGGGGAGTACTTAACGAGTGGTAAGATTAAACTTAAAAAGTTATAAGAGATAATATATATATTATATATACTATATTATGAGTAAGGCCAGACGGCAATGATTAAAGGATATATTGAGAGTAACACTTAGAGACCTGAAAAAAGTATTAAACAATGTAGAACCTAAACAGTATTCTAGTATACTAAAGCGTATATTCAGTTACTCTGAGAACATAGACACATTCGCGTACTACTTCTTCGGCCACGCAATGCAAACCAAGACACCCAAATTCCATTACGAGATATACGATTTCTTATTAAGACCTGAAAGCGGGGCATTAGCTGCGCCAAGAGGATTCGCTAAAAGCACGGTGACAGGATTATTCTATGTAAGTTGGTTAATAGCTAATAAGAAAAAGAAGTACATAGTATATATGAGTCAGAATTATCAGAAAACTGTTCAATTCGTAGAACCATTAAGAAAAGAGTTCGAGACTAATGAGAAACTACATGAGGTTTACGGTAAATTAACGCCTAGAAAAGTGTTAGACCAAGCGTCAGGTAAGAACAGGGAGGATATGATAGATATTAATAATGTTAGAATACAAGCAGTATCTTTTAATAATAATATTCGAGGATTCAAGTACCTTAATCAAAGACCTGACCTCATAATAGGTGATGATATTGATGATGATGAACGAGTTATTAATCCTGACCTTAGATACAAGGATTATATGAAACTTGTTAAACAAATATTGCCTAGTCTTAGTAACGAGGTTGGGGCAGTGTTTAAGATGATTGGGACAATGCTGCACTGGGATTCGTTACTCGCTAAGCGTATTAAGAAGTGTCACGGTAAAATTTATAAGGCGTGCAGGATAGAGAATGGTAAGATAGTGAAGGATTCCTTATTATGGGGTGATTTCTGGGGTGTTGAGAAGTTAGAAGCTCAAAGACGAGAATTAGGTAGTGTAGGGTTTAGTAGTGAATATCTTAATAATCCTATTGAGAACGAGGCGAGCTTGATTAAGATGGAGTGGTTAAGGAAATGTTTTGATATTGAGCGGTCTTATGATGATGATTCTTTAAAAGGGGTGAAGTATTTAGGGGTTGACTTCGCGTTCGGGGATAGAGTCACTAGTGACTCTTCCGCGTTCGCAGAAATAATAATCGGTGATAAAAAGGTTCTTAACAAGTTAGTGTATAAGAAAGGTATGAGCACTACTCAACAATTCGATTACATTAATCAGTTACATTTACTTAATAATTATGATTGTTGCGTAATGGAAGAAAATAGTATTAAAGGTATGAGTAAAGAATTGTATCATTACGATTTCCCTTATTACCTTATTTGGACTGGTTCTAGTGATACAGCTGCTAAGGTCACGCCTGAGAAAGAGTTTCAGGATAAGCGTCATAGTATTAGTAAGACTAATATGATTAAGAGGTTAGCTGTTGAGTTCGAGAATCAAACAATTGTTTTACCATATAAGACTGATGCTGATAAGGAATTAACATTAAAGTTATGTGATGAGTTATTAACGTTTGCTTTGCAAGATGGTAAAATAGTGGAGGTTGGAATACACGCTGATGCACCAATAGCGATTGGTATGGTTTTAGAAAAACATAATCTTAATCAGTTCGTGATGGATTGGTAAAGATTTTGGGAGGGTTGAGTTATTAATTAAAAATGGATAGTATGTATAAAATATTAAGTTGTCCGAGTTGTGGTAAAGGCAAAACGAATAAGACACACTCATTCGGGTCTTACAGGATTTATTTTAATGGTAATATTTTAAAACTTAAATGTAGGACTTGTGGATACATATTAAGGTTTCGTATTATACGAGGAGGAATATAAGATGGAAAAGGATTGTATATTATTAGAGGATTTAGCGAGATTAATTGAGCAGGATAGGTTAAAGAATGATATAAAAGTGTTGATTGATAGGGGAAAACTAAAAGTGACAAGGGTGAACGTATGACTAAGATAAGAGTTCTTTGTTATATCCCGGTACATAGGAACGTGGAAGCAATGAATGCTCTTTGTTTATTAGAGTTAATGAAGCATGAGATGAGTAGAGGAGAAGTAGATTTACATATTTGTTTCTTAGTCGGCGAAAGTCTTATACAACGAGCACGTAACACGATAGCGAACAAGTTTTTAAGAAGCGATTATGACTACTTATTAATGATTGATAGTGATATAATATTTAAGAAAGAAGTATTACAACAATTACTTAGTCGTGATAAACAATTAATAGGTGCTAATTATGTGCATAAGAATACTATGAAGCGATGGGCTGGTAACCCCGATGATTTCGATGAAGAAGTAAGTTCTGCTAGTTTTATACCGACAGGTATGATTCTTATTAAGAGGAACACTTTTGATTTATTAAAGGAGAGAATAGATATTCCAACTTATAAGACTAGTGAATCACTTAAAGAATGCGGGTTCTTTAATTGTTTCATTGATAACAAAATATTATTGAGTGAGGATTGGGCTTTCAGTAAGAGATGTGAGAAAGCAAAGATTAAGGGTTATATAGATAATACTATACAACTGGGCCATATAGGCCAAAAAATATATGTGGGGTACTAAAAAATGGTAGTTGATAGAAAACTAAAAAAGATAAGTAAGAACAGGTTTGAACTGCAAACAATAGATAAACCAAATGATTTAATAACAGTGAAAGGGTATAAACCAGAAGAGTTAAGAGATATATATAAGGAATTAAAGTTCAGGCAGAATCAAGCAATAATGCAAAAAGATAAACTTGAAAAAGATATTGGTAAACTAGATGTTGATGACACACCAGTACTAAGAGAATTATTGGAAAAGTTTGAGTCAGCTAAGAAATTAATGGATAAAGACAAGTTTGAAGACCAAATGAAAATGGTTAAAGCAGATTTAGCAATGTTAAAGAATCAGATTAAAGAGATTAGTGCAGCTGTGCCTGAAGTATTACGTAACAAATAATACTTTTTTTTTCTTTCTTTTTTATTTTATAAATAAAATACATTTAAAAAGATTAAAAAATATAAGTGATAATATGTACATTTAAAATGGTAGATGACATAAATATTAATGCATCACTAAACGATTACACTATTATTCCAACCATTAACACTTATAGTGTTACTGAATCATTAAACTCATATAATATCGTGATATCATCAAAACTAGCGTTTGGTGATACAGTTGTTGACGGTGGAAGTCCTTAAAACAATTTATTAAAAATGGCAGATGATAATATAAATGTAGATATCAGTATTTCTAGTTTAAGTATACCAATAAATGTTGGTGTTCTTGAAATAAGTGTGTTAAGTTCTCCTATTGATGGTGGTTCACCCGCAACCACTGGAACAGTAGTGAGTGGGGGAAGTCCTTAAATGACGATTTATCAAATACAGATAAGAAGGGGAACAGCAACTACTTGGACTAATACAAATCCTATTCTGGCAAGTGGGGAAATGGGTTATGAAACTGATACTGGCAATTTTAAGTTCGGTGATGGATCTACTGCGTGGAATGAATTAAGTAATAGTGGGGATAAATATGAATTATTTACTTTAGATGCTACTAATATTTCAAACAAATATGTTGAGCTTGTTGGTATAATAAATGATAATCAAAGTATAAGAGTATTTGTGGATAACATAGGTATAAAAGCAGAACAAGGTATTGATTATAGTGTTAGTGGAAACCAAATTTTTTGGAATACTTATGAATTACAATCATTACTAGAAGAAGGGGATAAATTAAAAATATTTTATATATGAGGTAAATAAAAAAAATGGCAAAATTAAAAGGAAAATACATAACTGATGATACTATCGCAGAAGAAAAATTAGACATATCTAACTCACCTAGTGATGGATATTTATTAGAATATAAAGATTCAACAGATAAGCTTACATGGGTGGCACCAGATACTACTGAAGCTCATGACGTGAAAGTTAGTGCTGACGATACTACGCCAGGTTATCTTAATGGAAAATTAGTAATAGTTACTGGAAAAACAACTTTAACAGAAAATAATGGTGGCGGAAACGAAACATTATCCATAGGTATTGGTGCAGACATATTTGATCATACAAGTGATGATACTGATGATATTTCAGAAGGGGATAATAAGTTTGTTACGGCAGCAGATATTACTAAACTAAGTAATTTATCAGGAACAAACACTGGGGATATCACAGTTACAGACACTACAGAAATTGATTTATCATTAACTGGACAACAAATTAGTGCAGATATTAAATCTTCCTCTATTGATGAAACAAAGCTTGATGTTAGCGTTAATACTTCACTTGATTTAGCAGATACATCTGTACAAAATAGTGGTAATGAAACAGTAAATGGTATTAAAACTTTTGGTAGTTTTCCAATATCACCTTCATCCGCACCAACTACAGACTATCAATTATCAAATAAGAAATATGTTGATGATATAATAAAAGCAGCAGATGCAATGGTTTACAAAGGAGCAACAGATTGTTCTGGTACCCCAAATTATCCGGCAGCAGATGCAGGAGATACTTATAAAGTAAGTGTGGCTGGTAAAATAGGTGGAGCATCAGGAGTAGTTGTAGAAGTAGGAGACATGTTTATTTGCACAGCAGATAGTACGGCAAGTGGTGATCAAGCAACAGTTGGAGCTTATTGGGATGTTTTACAAGTTAATATTGATGGAGCAGTTATAGGCCCAGCAAGCGCGGTTAGTACAGATTTAGCCACATTTGATGGAACAACTGGAAAATTAATTGCAGATAGTGGTTTATTATTAGCAAATGTGTTTGATAAATCAACAGATGATACAGATGATGTTACCATAGGAGATGCAAAATTTGTAACTTCAAGTGATATAACAGTTTTAGGAAATACTTCTGGAACTAATAGTGGTGATGAAGTAGTCGCTACAGGTGCAGAAGTAAATACTGGTTCTGATAATGTTAAAATGGTTACGCCTAAAGCAGTAGCTGATAGTAAATATATTACATCTGATGGTACAGAAACACTTACTAATAAAACAATTGATGCAAATGGCACAGGTAACGCAATATCTAATATTGATGTAGCAGACTTAGCAAATGGGACAGATGGAGAATTAATTACTTGGAGTGCAGCAGGGGTTGCAGCAACTGTGGGAGTTGGAACAACAGGGTATGTATTAACAAGTGGTGGAATAGGAGTTGCACCAACTTTTCAAGCAGCATCTTCTGATAAAATTAGAATAGTTGAAATTATTACTCTTGATGCAACAGATATTTCAAATGGTTACAATGATGATTTAGCACAAGTTCCTGAAAATGCAACAGCTGTTGGAATTTGTCCTGTTGGAGGAATACCACAAGAGTATGGGGTAGATTTTACTATTATAACTGATGGGTCTAATATTAAAAGAATTAATTGGGTTACTTTAGGACTTGCTTCATTATTAGCAAATACTGACAAATTAATAGTTTCATATACATATTAAATTAAATTATAACCGATGTTAAAACTCTGAAAACTGGTTGAAAGAGGGAGGAATAAAAAATGGCTAAAATAAAAGGTAAATATATTGAAGATGGAACTATTGATGAAACAAAGCTTGATGTTAGCACAAATGCGAGTTTAGACTTAGCGGATAGTTCAGTTCAACCTAATGATGATGCCGTGCTTAATTCAGTATCTATAACTGCTGGACAAAAAGTAAATTTTGAAGGAAGTGGTGGAGACACTTATTTTATATATAATAGTTCAACGAGTAAAGTTGAACTTTTTGTTAATGGTAGTAAAAAAGCCGATTGGGGTTAAACTAAAATGAAAAAGTTTATATTAATAATAATGATTGTATTGTTATCAGTTTTTGTTATAGCTGATAGTGGTGTTTATGATAATGTTAATCATAATGAGTATAATATTTATAATATTAGTAATGCCACATCTGATTACTTTATTGGTGATGGCTCATTATTAACTAATCTTAACGAATCTGACCTTAATGGTTCTTTACTTAACGTGAATTCTAGTACTTATTGGGATAGTGAGATTTCACAATCAGATTTAAATGTTAATGCTAGTGATTATTGGGATTTATTAAATTCACCAACAGATATAACTTCTTTAGGAACTATTGGTTCTGCTACTAGTATTACTAGTACTTCATTTACTGGCCCTTTAACAGGTACAGCATCTATTGCTACTCTTTGGGCTAGTGTATCCTCATTTAATTTAACACAATTCTTTGATTCAGGTAACGTGTTAATAATAAATAGTACTTGGATTACTAATCTTATAACTGGTTTTAGTTATGCAACAGAGGCTGATTTAACAACAGAGGAGAATCTTCAAGCAGCTAATAATGCAACACAAGCAGCATTAATAAATTTAAAAATTGATACTTCAAGTGAAGGAGACTTAAATGTTAACTCATCTGATTACTGGGATTCTCTTGGTTCACCAAGTGATATAACAGGTCTTTCTGATTCACAAATTAGTAGTTTATCTTGGAGTAAATTAAGTTCTTACCCTGTTAGTTGTCCACCTAATACTTATATTACACAATTGAATGATTCTATTACTTGCACTGGTATAAATCAGACAATGATTAATGATAGTATTGAATCTTATGGTTATGTTCCTTATACTGGGGCTAATCAAGATATAGATTTGGGTGCTAATGATTTAACAATAAATACGAATACGTTGTTTGTTAATGCAACTTCTGGCAATGTCGGCATCGGAACAACGAGCCCTGAGGCTACGTTGGATGTTGCAGGAAATATAAAGGCAAATGCATTTCAGCCATTACAATATAATTTAGGTAATGATATCTATTATTATTTATTGGGCAATCTTAATGGAGCGGGTGCACGGGTAGGATTAGAAATAATTGGGCAAAATGGTTATGGTGACCCTGCAACTGATATAACTCGTGCTGCTGTATCTATTGGAAATGTTGATGATGAGTATAATGCTTGGCAATATAGTTATGGAAATTATGTTGCCAGTAAGCCAACAATAATATGGGATGATAATGGTGTTGGAACAACTAATGTTGATGTGTATGTGAAACTTGGACAATACTTTAGGGGTTCAGTTCAAATAATAGACGCTTATGGTTTCACGCTTGACTCTGCGCCAACAACGCCTGTTAGCGACCCATCTGGCACAAATGCAGCTGATGGCTTTATTTTAAAAAGTGATGTTGGAATAGGAATATCAACGCCGAATGGTGTTTTTCATATTTATGATTCACCCAATACCCTATTACCAATACAAAGTGGTGGTGTGGATGGCAATTATGCAGGATTGAAATTTAAAGTTTCTGCCAATACTGATAATTCTTTCTATTATGCAGGAATATTAGCAGAAAGAAGAGTAGACAACTTATTAGATTTACACTTTTCTCTTGGAATAGATGGTAGTGACCCTGCATACGCAAAAATGACAATAACAAATCCTGGCAACGTCGGCATCGGGACAACGAGCCCAAGTAGTAAGTTAGATGTAAATGGTTCAATTAATGTTAGCGATTCATCAGGTAAACTATATGCTCCAGAAATCTGCTTAAACGGTGATTGCCAGGTTGCTTGGCCTAGTGTTAGTGGTGCAAGTAGTAGTGCTGGTTGGACTAATGATTCTACTTCTACTTCTACTTCTTTGGATGTGAATGTGAATAGTGGTAAATTGTTTGTTAATGCAACTTCTGGCAATGTCGGCATTGGGACAACGAGTCCAAGTTATCCTTTAGAAGTTGTGGGAAGTACATCTGGAATAAGTGGATATTTTGAAGCAAATGTAAGTGCTGAAGGATTTATAGATAGAACAAAAGGATGGAATGGAACAAGTAATGAAGCATTAAAAGAGTTAATAAAAATAAAGTCAAGTAATGGAGAAATAAATCATACAACCATGCCAGAGTTTGCAAAAGCAAGTTATAAAGAACCAATAAGAAATTATATTAATGAAACATATGAAGAAGAAATATGTGAGACAATAATGATAAATGAGACAAAAGAAGAATGTAATAATATAACAGTGTATGAAGATTATTTTTATGAAGAAAAACAATGTGAATATAAAAAAGGAGAAAACACTTATTATAATTATGTTTGTAATAATATTATGAAAATAGGAACAAGACCAAAAGAAGGTTGTTATAATGAAACAAGAACTGAATGGGAAACAATAAAGGTGGAGAACAAAACATTTTATGAACCAAAACAAGTAATATATGAAGTATGTGAAGAAGTAATAATAGAAGAATGTAAAAATATTAATTATCAAGAACCATTACTAGAATGCCATAATGAAACAAGAACAAGAATAGTGGAAGAAGTAACTTTGGTAGAACAAGAAGGACGAGACTTAGGAGCAATGATAACATTATTAACGGAGAGTGTAAAAGCATTACAAGAAGAAAATGATTTAATAAGAAAAGAATTATGCGAAAAAGATAATACTTATTCGTGGTGTAAACAAGACTTAGGAGTAATATAAAATGGTAGATAAAAAAACGGTAGGAATAAATAGTTTAATCACAATCGGAATCATATTAATAAGTATGGTAACGCCCACATTTTTTGATACAACACAGTATTATTGTGAAGTAGAGAGTAGTATAATGGAGTGTGATGGAGGATTATCAAGTGGGCAAGGTACTAGGTGTTATCTTAATATTGAAAAAAGTAATTGGGATTATTGTCGTAGTGGTTGGGTAGAAATAGTTGATGACACGATTATTCAAGAAGAACCAATAAATAATACTAATATGGTAGGTGTTTGGGGAGCTCAATACAGGTGCGATAATAATAATTGTGTAGAGGTATAAAATATGACTAGTTTAACAATGAAACAAGGAGAAGCAAAAACGATAACATTCACTGTAACAGATAGTGCTAGTGCAGCAGTGGATTGTAGCAGTACAACTTGCACGTTCACAGTAGTAAGCGATTATGGTGGAACACAATTCATAACAAAAGCTGATGGAGTATTCGATAAAACAAATGCTGCAACAGGAATATTAACAATAGATATATCAGCAACTGATAGTAATATACCAAACAAATATTATATTGGTGAACTAAAAATTCTTTTCACTTCATCAAATATTGATAAAAGTGTTGATATAGATTTTATAATAACTAAAACGGTTGAATAATAATGGAAAGACAAGATATTGAGAGGTTGAGTAATTTGGAGATAGAAATAAAGAATTTAGATAAACAATTATCAAGTCATTGTAAAGAACAAAGAAAAGATTTTGATAAAGTTTTTGAAAAACTTGATTCTCTTGATGGAAAATTCGCTAATAAATGGGTTGAGAAAGTAACAATAGGAATAATTGGAACAGTTATTGCAGGAATAGTATTATTAGTAATACAATTAATATGAAAATGGATAAGTATTATAGGAAGCATGAGAACATTGTTGATAATGAGTATTATAAATTAAAAGAAAGAAAGTATCAATGGGATTTGATAGGTCGTCATGTTAATTATGGCGTAACTTATAATAAGACAATAGGTGAAGTTGATTTAGTTCAATTTAAACACATTAAAAAAATAAATAAATATTATTTCATACTTCACGAAGTTAAAGGAAACCCAAGACTTAATCATAAAGCGGCAAGGCAATTAAAAAGAGCTTATGATTATGTTATGAACGTGCATAAAGATAAGAATGTTCGTGTTTTCACGTTTAGACACACAGGAAGAAAAGGAGAATTAGAAGGCAAAATTTATGATACAAAATGGTTGAAACAGAAACAATAGATGATAAAATAGAAGTTATAACTGAGGATGAATTCCTTTTTAATATACAAAGAGAATTAAAAGCGATTGATAAACAAAAAAAGAAGTATATTGATACTTTAAATAAAATACAAACTTATAGCTCTTTTGGTTTCGCTATTAATTATTATTATAATCACACAAGAAAAAAGTATGAGTGTGAATTCATT